AATATTGTTTTGCCAAATTCCACTACATCAATTTGACCAGATATAACCCCATCATCTGATTCATAATCGCAAAACAGTATAGTTTCTCCATCTTCAAAACAATCCAAATGGAAGTCTTTAACTATAAACTTGTCTATATCTTTTCCAAATCCTGCAAAATCAAGAAAAATTTTATCTCCCACCTTGCAAGGCAATTTCAGAAGTCTGCCCTGTTCCTCTAAGTCTTCATAATCTGCGAGTTTATCGCAAACCTCTTTGATCGTTACATTGCTTTTTGCTTCTTTTGTTCTGTTTGTCAGTCTCTCCATACTTATCCCTCACTTTCTAACAACTCTGCGTTGTCAATTCTTTTTGCCTTGAATAAATATCTATCTCTCATCTTCATACATATACACTCCATCCTCTTGATATATTTTTATATTTTGATTTTCTTCACATTCCAAGTCACAATTAGTATGGAAATCGCAAGCGGTACAGCTTATGAAACCACATTCCATAGGAGATACATCGCTATTTTTGGAGTTTTTGGCTAGTCTACCATTTAATTTGATTTGATAATCTTTAGTGAATTGCATTAGCATAGAGTATTCTAATCTTCCACCACATATAGGACATTTATTTAATATCTTAGTCATATTCTCCACCTCTCAATTCTTTCAGTTTTGCTTCTGCCTCTGATTTCCCCAATTCTATTCCGGCAAGGCAACCACTAGCGTATGCGTACTCGTAGCATCTATCTATTGCCCTGTAAAATTCTTCACAGAATAATTCCGTCATCGGGCATTCAGAACACTTTGATTCTGTATGATGGCATGATGCTCTTGTATGAACACATTCCCTACATTCTTCCGATTTCTCTGGGTGTGGTATCTTCAAAAGCCTTCCATCTTTCTCAAAAGCCTTATATTCTCTCCACTTGTCAACATCACCATCAGTCAGTACGATTGCTTTCTGCGGATGCTTACAATCGTCAGGGATATGCTGACGGAAGATTTCAGCAAGCTCTTTCAGTGGTATACCGATAAGTTCCTCTAACTTCCGATAATATTTTAACTGTTCTCTATAAGTCTCTGTAAAATCTCTAAGATGTCGTATCACATCCCACTTAAACATGTTCTTTTCGACTTCCATAAGGTTTTCAGCAGTCTTTATTGTTTCCTCAAAAGTCCATCCGTTTATCACTTCATCAATATCCATTTCTGCTCCTTTCTTAATTTTGTAAATCTTCAACCTCTTCTTTTGTTGCTTCTCCGTCAATTGTTTCAGTCCAATACTTCCACCCGGCTTCATAACCATACATTGTGAATTTCTTGCCACATTTCTCGCAAGTGTATGTGTTGGTGTCTCCGGTATAGCAATCAACACGATCATCGCCTATATATATATCTTCGTAAGATGGCTCATATTCTTTGCCACAATAAGGGCAGATAATATTCTCGTCATCTTCATAATTCCAATAACTACTACTCATTCCGTGCGTTCCATCTTTATAAATCTTTGTTAATCTCTCCATTACTACTCCTTTCCCTTGCTGCAGAACGGAACATCATCAGCAACATTTCCGATACTGCTCTACTCCTGTCTTGCCTCTTTGCTTTCTTGATTACTTTTAGATCGTACCACTCACCTTGATAAGCCATTCCGGCTGGTACGTACACGCCTACCCGGTAAGGAATCTCTTGCTTAATCTGCTCGTACACTTCTTCGGGCATTACATAATAGTTGTAATCGCCAATGAAATTATGACCATTCTTGCTATGAAAATCATCGACAGACGATTTAACCTCATAACAATAAAAGTCACCTTTTTCAATGCCAGAAACAGTATTGTTCACTGGTTTAAATTTCATAAAATCAACTCTGACCGAATGTGATGTCGCCCAATCAAAAGTTACCTCCCTCGCCCAATAGATTCTGGGGTCATTGTTCGGGCAGATGTGTTTTAATATTGACAGCGAGAGAATTGCTGTGATCTGCGGTCTATTGCTCATCTGTCTCCTCTCCTTTCCTTACCTCTGGTAGCGGCGGCAGTGGCATCCAGAACAATACCTTATCCTTCCACAATACCCAGCGCCTTTGCTTGCTATATGGATCTATTTTTACTGTGTCAATTCCGTATTCCGGCTCATTTGTATAGCCCAGCCGGCAGATCAAATATGCACCATCTTTGTCCGGAACTTCTTTGACCTTAGCAGATACCCATTCCCGCGCTAACTGCTGCCCTATCGAATCCTCTTCCTCATGTTGCACCGGTGCAACTTTTTCACTTTCCTCGGTCTGATCTATTACCTCAACCTGCTCTTCGTTAATCTGTTCGATTTCATCCTCACAAGCTTCCTGCTCAATCTCTTCCTCTGCAGAATTGGCACTTTGATCCGTTTCCTGCTTTTCCTCTGTATGTTTATCCACATTGTTATCAACAATGTTGTCCATTTCTTCATGATCTTCTGCGATCTGTTCCGCTGTGCCTTTATGTCCCTTAGGCTCTGCTTTTTGCTCTGATTCATTTTGTTCGAACATCGCCACTCCATATATCCGTTGATATACTGCTTCCGGAGTGCTGCGCCATTCATCCCAGCTTTTAATAGTGTTTGCAATCCATGCCCATGGTACCGTTTCGTGTTCGTTTGTTCTTACGTTTACAAACGCCATTGGTAATTCTGTCCCCTGTATGGACATGAGCACGGTTCCAACCTTGGGAACTCTCGCCCTTGGTGTAGCCACCCCATTCGGTGCTAACGCTAATACAACATCCTTATCTCCTACCGGATCATTCTGCATAGCTGCATATATTCTCGTGAATATTTCCGGATTATTTTGTAAGTGATAGAATATAGCCTGCTGGTACCAGCAATCCGTCTTGACCGGTGTGCTTGGAATATCTTCGAGCATCACCTCCATGTCAGTGATGTTCTCTTCTGCCTTTATGTCCTTTTTAATATCCTGCAGCTCTGCTTTTGTCGTTTCTGCCGGAATGACCTCGATCACTTCATCCGACATCGTCAGCATTTCCTGTAATTTTGCAACGCCCCGATTGCTGTATCTCTGTTCCAGCGCAGGAGAGTTGCCACCTACACTAAAACGGTCATTGATCGCAATGTAGCGTGATACTGTCCCCTTATCGATGCCGTATTCCGCTTTTGCAAATTCATACAAATTTGGATATCCGCTTTCGTACAATATTGTCGTGTCTCTCGCCTGTTTCAGCAGATATCCAATCTTAACAAAGTGGTCTGCTGCCGACAACAGCTCCCGGTCTAATGCAGCCTTAAAATGCTCATAGTCCTCATATTCCATCAGTTCTCCCATCTTGTTCCTCCATTTCTATACTGCTGCCATCATAGTTTCCTGATTCGCCATCATAGTCGCTTCCTGTTTCCATTTGCGTTGTTTCCTCCGCGTGTAGTTATTTAACCATGCCTCTATTTTCTTCCGGTGCAATCCTATCTCGTCATTATCCTTCTTGTCATATGCTCCGTACCATTGCATGACATTGCACTGTGGGTCGATTTCTACCGTTACAAACGGCTTGTCCGGATCTTCTTTCCTGCGAAGTACAAGGATGTAACTTCGTCCCTCATTGTGCCTTTTCAGATACCAGTCGCCGCCCACACAGTGATGCTGTAAGCGCCCTTCGTCTATGATCTCTGAAACATTTTTGCATGGTCTGATCTGATACCCACCCTGCTCATAACTGTACTTCTTGTACAGTTTCTTGTAATTTTTCTTAATTTCCGGATACTTTTCTTCTGCTTTCGCTTTCCGTTCGTCTGCGGCTTTCTCATTTTGCTCTTCAATCAACCTCGCATGAGCAGCCTGCATATCTCGTGGGAACAAAAACACGGTATTGCTCATGTCGTATCCTAATCTTTCTCGCATTTCCAAGTAGTCGCTGTATGTATGCGCATAGTCGCTTCTGGTGCTGATCGTCGTATTCTTGTCTACATAGTTCTTGAACTTTGTCATCGTCATGTGTGCAGTGATACGCTCATATCTGTTTTCAGCTGTATAATACGCACATAGCCACCGTTCCATGTCCTCGCTCCAATATAGACCGTTACGCTTTTCATATTGCAGGATTCTAAACAGCTTTTCATCTCCCTTATATTCTCGCAGTATCGATAACTTGCGGCTGTCAATCTGCAACACATCCGCTAGTCTCTTTGCTGATTCATTCAAGCGACTGGCAGCCCAGTTACTACAGTTTGCCATCCAGCTTACCAGTCTTGTTAAGCCTGTTTTCACTAGGATTTCTACAATGGGATGCTTATTATACAGTTGCAAATACCCTATCAGGTTCAATTCATCGACCGATGCAGCGTATCTGTCCAATGCGCAATACTGTAACATTGTCCCTTTTAGCTCCTCGTAAGATCCAGGCCACAGTCTCGCAGATTCCTCCAGCTTGATACTATAGCCGTCATAATAGTAACTCCCGTTACAATCATCCCAATATTCTCGACCTCTGTAGGCATCCCACTTTTTGTAATCGATTTGAAAACACTGCCTGCCTTTTTCTACATAACCTCTGGCTATCTCTTCCACGCTTATTTGCTCGTGGCTGGCATCCTGTCCTACCGTGATCACCATATATCGCACTACTACTCTGTTCGGGTCTTTTGTCTTTTGCAGAATGCACGCCTGCTCCTGCTTTGTGTAGTAGCGTTTATGCCATCCGGCTGCCTTGTAGATTCCCGTCGCTCCACACAATGTGCAGATGCCGAAAGTATTATGTTGCGGTTTCTCCCCTGTCGCTCTTGCCATGTCTTCCAGCGTCACGGGTTCAAACAGATATTCCGCTTTTCCTCCACAGCTAGAACATTGCACAGTTGCTGTTCTCCCCCGTCTTGTATAGTCCAATGTGTGGCAGACTTCCGCTACTCCATGCAGCCACTTCATTGCCTCTTCCGGAATCTCATACAGTGACTCATTGCGTTCCTTTAATTTCTGTCTTCGCCGTTGCCACACCATTTCTTGTCGCTTCTGCAATTGACGCTCTCTCGCTATTTCAACCCACCAGCTCCATCGATTGCCCATACACCTTTTGCTCCCATCCTCACCCCAAAATGCTTTGATTGTTTCAAGGTCTTTTTTTGCCATTTCAGCATCAAAAGCACTTTCTCCGGACATACTGATCTTAAATTGATGCCACTTTTTTTCCGACACTTTATACACGCCATAGTCTTTCTTTGTCGTCCCGATGATCCATTTTAGTTCCTTTCCTTCCCCATACACCCAGACGATCAATGTTTGCTCGCCCTTGATTGTTCGCACTGCTGCCACTGCACGCTTCTTTCTATTCTGCCTTGGTTCCGGCTTTTCCTCCAATATCTTTTTTCTCTGCATGATCATCCCTCCTGTTTCTTTGCATGATCACTCTGTCCAAACCACTGATCAAATAGTTGATTCAGGTCCTGCCCAGTATAATATGCCTTTACAAGCTGTTTATCCTGCTGATCTGTTGTAGATCCTGCAAAACATCCTCCCTGTTGATGTTTGCGTGCATACGCATATATCGCATCATAGATACCTTTTAACCTGGCACCTTTCTTCATAATTCCTTTGGCAACCTCTTTGCTTTCTGTGAGCAGCGCATTAACAAAGATAGAGTAGAACAGACATATATTCTTTATCTGTCCGTCTAACGTGTCTAACTCCACTTCCATTCGTCCCAATGCCGCCGTGATCGGTGTGGCAAGTTCCTCTGACATCCCGTCTATATAATCTTCCACCTCGAACGGATCAATACCATTCTCCTTTGCTAACTCCTTTAATCCATCAACATCGCCTTCTTCACGTAATCCAGCTGCTGCCCGATTCAGTTCCTCCACCGAGTCAAACTCTCCAAATTTCGCAAACAGTTGCGCCGGTGCAACTTTCTTTGCCATAATAGCTCCCCTTTCCCGGGGCAGATCTATCCGCCCCGTAGTACTTGATCAACTTGTTCTATGTGTGACATGTTATGTGATACAGCTAATATATCTTCCCACCCATCAGCAGACGGATAATATCCTCGCTTTCGTAAAACGCTTCGCCATCAATCCACTGGCAGGGCACTTTACGAAAATGCTTCTCGAAATACCTTCTCGTTCTTCCCAGTGCAGCACTGATCTGATCAATATTGAAACTGCCGCCCTCCGGAAATAACGCTACAAGCTGATTCTGCAAACGCTTCTTGAGTTCCAGATCACGCACTCTGTTCTTGTGTGGTCCGTCATCGCCTTCATGCTCTTCCTGTGTCAATTCGATCAGGTTTAGAGCAAAATCTAATCCCCCTTGTGATCGAAACACTATATGATGCTTATGCATCCCGAATATATCGTTACCTTCCATCGTTTATCACCTTTTCTTTCCTTTCCGCCTGTGCTCTCTGCCGTTCCATCTCCTGCGAGTATTTATTGGTCTGTTCAGATACTACGGAAATGCTGTGTCCTGCTGCCTTTGTCAACACCTTATCAATCAGATCTGCATTGATCGTCCCTTGGTATCGATTATTTTTGTTGTTCTGGAAGCGGCACAAGTTAAAGCCACCATCCAAATAGTCAGATGTGGCATGGATCTCCAAACAACATTTTTTATTTAGATACGTCAATGCTTTGTATGTGATCCACAGGATTGCCCTGTCTCTCGTTGTGTTTTTGATGCATCCATGATGCATCGCTACATGCTTGCCATACTCCAGCGTTATGCTGTACTCTGCATGTTTCCCTTGCATCTGCATATCTAAATAAATCTTAACCGGAGGCATTGTTGCTACATTGATCGGCTGTTGTTTTTTCACTGGATCAGCTCCTTCTTTCTTGCGCAAACGTGAATATATGTAGAATCCACCAACAAAGTCTGAATGGTAAATCTTAGAATCCAGATACCTGCATTTGCCATAGAATATCTGCTCCATCTTCTTACCAATCTCATCGCCGGCCATCACCAGTTCCTGCATCTTGCGTCTTGTCAGCTTGGTAACTGACTCTTTGATGATTGGCTTTTTTAAATTTCGACTGCACTGCACGAGATGCTTTCCTCCGCTCTCCATCTTTGTGATGTATCTGGCAAAGCCCTCCAAGCCAAAATCATCATCCGGTTCTGCGTACTTGCATTCGCAGCGCCCTTTTGTCCATTTGGATTCTGCAATGTCTCTGTCCATTTTTGACATGATCAAATGATGGTGGATCCGCACCTTCCGGCTTTCTGTGCCTTCCGGTACAAATTCGATCACATAAATATATTGCAATGCCGTCATCCCCTGCTTCTTGCGGTAACGGCTTATTGCCTGCAAGTAATTGCGAATATCTCTTCTCGCCCGGTCCAAGTCCGGCAGATCACCATCACGATATGTCAGCGTGACGATCAGATCACCTTTACGGAAATTGGCGTTCATTAGTCGCACGATCCGCTTTTGCCGGTTCTTTAAGTTCAGCTTTTTCTGTACCTCTCTACTTGCTTCTCCTTTCGGAGTTCTTGGAATGTCCGATCTGTTCAGGAATACCGGGTAGACATTAGACTCTACATAATCCCCTGCAATGATCCGCTGGTGCATGATCCTACATGCCGGGAGATTCTTCATCTTGCGTCTTACTCTCTCTTCCCTAGACTCACTCCCGAACACTGTCGTATCATAGCAATCCTCTAACTCTATCTGTGCATATGCCGGATTAGGTGATACCCGCCATGCCTGTCCATATACATCTGCAAAATCATATTGGTAATACTGTAATTTCGCCATACAACACTTCCTGTGATTCATTTAATAATACTCATTACGAGGTCGGCAAAGAGCTGTATGCTCTTGTCAATTTCAAAAAAAGGTCGTATACTCTATATGTAGTTATAGGTATTGACCTTTTAGTTATAGGTGCGCATTTGCCAGAATGTGCACCTATTTTTTAGTTCGATAATCTTCTACAATCTCAATGCCATATTCAATAGCACACTGATTCTCAATTCTGCAACCTCTTGCTTGTTCCCAACCCCTCGCAAAATATGCCACATCTGCATCAGCCAGTAATTCCAATGACTTTGCAAGGTACTTCAAAGGTACACACCCTTTGTCTGGGTTATAGTCCTCAAAATATGATTCAATAACTTCAACATCTTCATTAAACATAACTTTCGCGCTTTCGATAGCGTTCTTCCTTACTGCAAGAATTTCCTCTTCCGACTTGCCATTCATGGGCTGGCTAATAAATAACTTCTTCATTTTCACTCTCTCCTTTACTTTGTAATTCCAACAACATGTCCATTTTCAAGCACTACACGCTTGTCCTTTTTTTCCATCAATTCAATGCAATCCTGCACTGTGATCTGCTCTAAATTCATCCTAATCCCTCCTTTCCCTGCCGACAGGCACAGCACGGGGCATACCAACGCTATAAGGTGAGTCCATGCTGCAGCTTGTTATACAATTCAAACATCAGGAGGTAAAATAAACTTGTGTATGCCCCTTGCTGCACCTGCCGGTCATATTTGTTGAGTTCGCTAATTCACTGCCTATTAGGCACTGAAACACTCGTCACTTTGATGATCCATTCTTCATCCTTGTCTTGTCTGAGGCTTTACTTTATCACCTGCTGGTCATGAATTTCTTTCCAACATCCGCGATAATAACAACTGG